CAACACCATTACACCCAACAGCTTCAAGGTGGTGTTTACAACGCTAGAACCTGTCATAGATGGGTTTATAATAGGCAACGTAGATTACGGTGTCATAGATCAAAGCGTATTATCTTATTAAGGAGATATAAATGCCAACTTTTCCAGTAGTTACTGGTGACGTGCTTACCAGTACAATTTTCAACGGTTTACCAGCCTTTGCAGTGCAAGTTGCTAAGACAGCAGATTACACAGCTGCTAGTGGTGATGAGTACCAACAGCTTGTACAAATGAATAAAGCAACAGCAATAGCATTCAAATTACCTGTTGATGCAACATACAACTTCCCTATAGGCACAGTCATCACAGTATTAAGTATTGGCGTTGGCGCAGTAACAATAAGCGCAGTAACTCCTGGAACTACAACAATACTAAGTGCTGGCGCAGTAGCAGCATCACCGACCTTAGCTCAATACAAAACCGCAGTATGCATCAAGACAGCTGCTAACGCTTGGTATGTGGTAGGCGGAATTGCTTAACATAATTGCTGGCACTTTAAGCGTTGGGGTAACTCCAAGCACTAATAGTTACGAATCTATTGCAACAGTTACAGTAGGTTCAGGCGGTAGTTCAAGCATTGATTTTACTTCAATATCTAGTAGTTATACTCATTTACAAATACGAGGATTGTTTCGTCAGGCTAGCGGTGAAGCTATAATAATTCGCTTTAATGGCGATACTGGAAATAACTATGCTTGCCACGCATTATATGGAGATGGCGCAACTGCGTCTGCTAATGCTGCCGCTAGTAGGACTAATATCCCGATTGAACGAAATAGTGGTATGCCAACAGGTGCTAACATTTTTGGTGCAGGTGTAATTGACATTTTAGATTACAAAAATACTAACAAATATAAAACTGTGCGGTCTCTATCTGGACACGATAGTAATGGTAGTGGCTATGTACATTTGGAATCAGGTTTATGGATGAATACAAACGCCATTACCTCAATAAAATTAACAACACCATCTGCATTTAATTATGCTGAATTCACACAATTCGCCCTATACGGAATTAAAGGAGTATAACAATGGCTGCTGGTTCAACATATACACCCATAGCAACCACTACTTTAGGTAGTGCTACAAATACAGTTACCTTTAGTTCAATTACTGCAAGTTATACAGATTTATATTTAATTGTTGTTGGTGCTGCTTCAAGCAGTACAACTGGAGTAAATTTACAATTTAACGCTGATACTGGAAGCAATTATTCCCGTACGGTTCTTTATGGTACTGGTTCGGTGGCAGGTTCGGCTAGAGGTAGCAACGCCATACAAATTGGAACGGGCACATTTTCTACATCTCAAAGCGTTGCAAGAATAAATATAATGAATTACTCAAACTCTACAACATACAAAACTATTTTGGCTAGAACAGATGCGGCAAGCGTAGAATTGTTAGCAACTGTTGGATTATGGCGTTCAACGAGTGCAATTAACGAGGTAAAAGTAATCTCTGATTCAGGCATTAACTTTATTACTGGCTCAACCTTCACACTCTACGGAATAGCGGCGGCATAATGGCAAATACATATACTTTAATAGAGGCTAAATCTTTGGGAAGCACTACCGCTACTATTACCTTTAGCGCAATTCCACAAACTTATACAGACTTAAAATTAGTTAATTCTACTAGATGTGATTTGGTAAATTCAGTTGCCGTTCGCATAGCCTTTAATAGTAATACTTCTAATTTTACTGGTATCTATTTGCAAGGTGCTGGATCGGGAACACCGAGTTCTGGAACTGATGGGAGAAGGGCTGGAGTGAGCATACCAACCAGTTATACTTCCAACACTTTTACCAATGATGAAATCTATATTCCTAATTATACTTCAGCAAATTTTAAATCGTATTCACTTGATTCAACCCAAGAAAACAACGCAACTTTATCTTATATAGAACTATATGCTGGTTTATGGAGTGATACAGCCGCAATTAGTTCAATAACTTTAACTTTAGATAGTGCTGGTAGTTTTGTCGCTAACTCAACCTTTTACTTATACGGAATATCTAAAACATAAGGAGAAACAATGCCAACTAAACTAATAATCAACTGCGAAACTGGAGAGCAAACTGAGGTGGAATTGACTGCCGAAGAAATTGCTCAAAGAGAAGCAGATGCTAAAGCGTATGAGGCTGAGGTAAAGGCCAAAAAGGTTGAGGCTGCTATCAAGGCAACAGCTAAGGCTGAGTTGCTTGACAAACTCGGCATCACAGTTGAGGAAGCTGCTCTACTTGTAGGCTAATGCGACCCAAACTATGTGCAGCAGGTGTGCAGTTAAGAGATCAAATTGATACTTGGTTTCCAGTTAGGCGTACTGCCAGTGATGGGTGGGTGGGCGATAGTCGCCATGCCACCAGAAAATCAGATCATAATCCAGATGAGCAAGGGTGGGTCAGAGCCATTGATATTGATTCTCGCTTGGGTGAGCCAGAGGGGATCGCAGCTTATCTGGCTGACCAGATCAAGCAGTGTGCGAAAACCGATAAACGTTTATCATACGTCATCTTCCAGCACCACATCGCTTCTAAACTCCTAAACTATAAATGGCGCAGATTTAAGGGCAACCCGCACACATCACACATGCACATTAGTTTTACTAAAGCAGGAGACACAGACGGCAGACCGTTTGACATACCACTAATAGGAGGCAAGATATGAAGATAAGTGAAAAACAAAAGGCTGTACTAAAGTCCTACGCACGTGGCGTATTAGTATCATTCTTAGCATTCTTAGCCAGTAATGAATTAGGTTTAGATCCTGTATTAGCTGTAATTATATCAGCACTTGCAGGGCCAGCAGCTAGGGCTTTAGACAAATCCGACAGTGCTTATGGCATCGGTGCAGATGAAGCATGACACCTGGAGAATGGGCTGGCTTTGGCGCTGGCGTTGTAAGCGTGCTGAGCGCAGTGCTGATCGGCTTGCGTTTCTTAATTAGGTCTTATCTGTACGAGCTTAAAATAAACAATGGACACAGTATGAAGGACTCGTTAATAAGATTAGAAAAGCGTGTTGATGATTTGTTTATTTTGATTAGTAAGGAATAATTTAATCATGGCTAACACACGCAAACGTAAGAAACCTGTCAGACGTAGAGTGCGTAAGGTGGCTGAGCCATTGACTAAATTAGATCAGCATTATATTGCACTACATGAATGTTATAAGGCAGCTATAAAGTCAGGATTTTCGTCCGAGAGGGCATTCTGGTTGCTTACAGATCAACGCACACTACCGGACTGGATCACCGGTAAAGACGGCATCATCCCTGTAATTGATCCTTACGATGACGAGGATGACGATTAAGCGGTGGCTAGTAATTTCAGATTTACAAATTCCCTTTCAGCATGAGCAGTCAGTTAAGAATGTTATTAAGCTGGCAAGACGTGAAAAGTTTGATGAGGTTTTATGTGTTGGGGATGAGATTGACTTTCAGACGATTAGCAAGTGGGCCGATGGCACACCTTTGGCTTATAGTCAGACTCTCAACGAGGATCGTGCAGCTTGTCAGGATATTCTATGGTCTCTTACCGAGTACAGTGCAAAGGCTAGTGTTATCCGCAGTAATCATACTGATCGCCTTTATAGCACTTTATTAAAAGCACCTGGTTTAATCGGATTACCAGAGCTGCAGTACCCTAAGTTTATGGACTTTGCATCTATGGGCATTGACTACTATAAGACAGCCTATGAGTTCCATCCTGGCTGGGTATTAGCACATGGCGATGAAGGCAACATGAGTCAGCATGCAGGCATTACAGCCCTTAACCTGGCTAAGAAGTGGGGCAGGTCAGTAGTAGCAGGACACAGCCATAGACTGGGCATGAGTGCCTACACAGAGGCCATAGGAAGCCATTACAGACCCTTATATGGGGTTGAGGTAGGTAATCTTATGGATAGAAAAAAAGCCTCTTATATTCGCTATGGAAGCGCTAATTGGCAGATGGGCTTTGCTATACTAGAAGCCGTAGGAAAGACGCTAACGCCCACGTTAGTGCCTATTGACAAGGATGGCTCATTTACAGCTCTCGGGCGGTATTACGGGTAACATCGTTACCTAATCGTTATACAAACTACGCCCCAAATAATCCACAAAGTCATACACAAGTGCAACACTGTTGCCATGCCACAAAATATGTAGGCATAGATAGGGCTATATGGTAACGGTAGATGTATTTTACGCACT